GCCGTTGTTGATGGAACCGATACCACCAGAGCCGCCGCCCCCACCCCACACTTCGACGTCGAGCAGATACACGTCCGCCGGCACGGTGAAACTGCCGCTAGCGATCACCACCGACAGACGTGGAGCGCACAGTTTGCGGATGGCCGCGCCAAGCTGCGTCAGCACCGCGCCATTGAGCGCGATGCCCTGGCCTTCGATGATGTTGCACAGCTCCTCCTGGATGTTGTCAAAAAGGCCCGCCTCGAGGTCGGTGGCGGGGATGCCGCCGACCACATCGCCATCCGTGTAGCCGTCCTTGCCGGCGCCGAATTTGTTCAACACGCGTGTGGCGGTCGAGATACGTTTCATTTAAATCTCCTGGTCAAAAAAATCAAACGCCGTAAGCGACGAATAGGCGCGTGTGGGCAGGCTTGTGGATCGCCAGCAGGCACTCGAGGCCCGGGTTGCCCCAGGTGGCCAATGGGTCGTTGCACCTGCCTCGCACAGTCATCACCTTCTTGTTGGCTGCGATCGGCACGCTGACCCTCCAGCCGTAGCGCCAGCCGCCCTGATTGAGGTTGGCGTTGCACTTGCTGTTGCACTTCATCGGCCGGAACTCGGTCACCGTGATGCCGGGATAGCCGAGGGCCGCAAGGAAAGACGAAAAAAAAGCGGCCGATTGGCCGCCCTGGTAGGTGAGACGTGCGACGACCCGTCGCCGCCTCTCCGCCGTTGATTTGGGTGGGTCCAGGCATGGGTCCGGCAAACCGACGACGCGCTCGAAGTCGGCGAGCAGCTCGCTCGTGGTGCGCGCGTCAGCCTCTTCGATGAGGTTCTGCGCCCGCGCATGGACAGTCTGCATGACACGACCGGCCGGCCCGAGCAGTCGGACGCTGAGGTTGTCGCCCTCCTTCGGCCAGGCCGGACCCTGCGGCAACAGACGCAGCAGCTGCCGCGTGTAGTCGTCTGCACTCGTGTTCACTACACCCATGCGATGCTCCCGAACGTCGGCATGTGCCCGATCGCCGGCACAACGTTTGCTGCCGGTGACACCAGGATGCTGTCGGTCTCGCCGGCGGCCGTGCTGACAGCCTCGCGGATGTGCGAGATGAGCAGCGTCACGCCCGGCGCACCCTCTCGCAACAGAAGATCCTTCAGCTCGGCCGTCACGGCCGCTTTGACGGCCACGGTGGCTGGCGTCAGCGCGATTTGGAAAGCGATCGGGTCGGCGACCGGCGCGACCACAAACACCTGCGAGGTGACCGGGCGCACCCCGTCGATGTACGTCTGCACTGCGGCGACCTCACCAGCGTCCGGTATGGGCGTCGCATCGTTGTCGCGCACGAAGCGCACGACAACCGTGCCAGCGCCCTGCTCGAGCGGCGCCACCCAGGCGCGCGTGACGCCGGGCACCTCAAGCGCCCACTGGCGGTAGTCCGTGGCGCTGCCGCCATCGGGCGGCGTGCGGACGCGGGCCAGCAGGCGAGCGAGCAGCGAGTCTGCACTCTCAATGTCTGCACCGCCCGATATCTCGCCGGCGATCGCCTGGGTCTGCACCCCTGCGACCGGAGATACAAGCGACAGCGTCTGCCCCGCGGCCCGGTTTCCCGCCGCGCCGGCAACCGCAGCGATGACGGGCGCGACGCCGGCGACGCTGTCGGCCGTGGTGAGGTACTGCTGCCCGTCGAAGGCTTTGAGGACAGTGCCAGTCGGCACCACGGCCGCGCCGACGACCACGAACGTCACGGACTGGCCTGTGGCCTTGGCCGCGGGCTTGCGCGGCACCTGCAGCCACATGGAGGCCCACCGCTCGAGCGTGTCCTCGTCGCAGGTGTCCCAAATGATCTGGCGCGCGATCCAGTCGGCATAGCCATATAGGCCGTGCATCCCACCGGCGATGACGCGGGCGTACACCTCGGCATCGGAGCGCCGCAGCAAGCTCTCGTCGTCGACGCGGGACAGCAAGTCCTCGCGCACAGACCGGATGATCTCGGTCAAGGGCGGACGATTAAACATTCAGGAAGCTCCAGGCATTGTTAAAGCGGATGTCGAGCCGGTCGTTGCTGCCGTGCACGATCACGCAACCGAGCGAGATCTGCGAAAGGCCGGCGCGCTCGGCTTGCACTACGACCTCGCTGGCCACGCCGTCGTCAATCAACCAGGCAAGCGCCTCCTGCGCGTATTCCTTGGCGTGCTTGGGCGTGTGCTGCGTGATCTTGGCGCGGGCCAGCAACCAAAGGCGTGAGCCGATGCGATCGCCTTGCACCGGCGCATAGCTGTCGCCCCACCAGCCCATGCGCTCATCGCCGGGCAGCTGGTCGTCGGGCCGGGCCCGGCCCCAGGTGAAGAGACTGATGATCACGGCGCGTGGGAGCGGCTGGCGCATGCCCATGCCGAGCGGCGTGTCGATGCCATTGATCAGCATCGAGAGCGGTTGTTCGGGCGTCATGGGTTCGGGCCGGCGGTGATGCTGCCGTTTTCGTTGTGAGTGTGGCTTGAGCCGATGTTCTTGCCGTCGTGCTTGATCGTCGAGCCCGTCGAGCTTTGCGGGCTATTCACGTACGTGAGCGCCACGCCGCTGTAGTTGATCGAGCCGCCGGTCATCGTGGCCACGGCCGCACCGATGCCGCCGGTGACGTTGCCGACCGTGAACTGCTGCGCCTGCAGCAGCTGCGTCATCTGCACCCAAGGTGTCTCGAAGCGGATGAACGTGTCAGCTTTGAAGGTGATGGACGGCGTGTCCTCGAAGATCATCGGAAAGCCGCCGCCCTTCACGACGATGCCGTCGCGCGTGAGGTGCACACTTTGCCCCTGGTCGTCGTGGATTGCGACCTCTCCCCGCTCGAAGCCTTTCATGCGGAATTTGCGATCGGCGACGACGAGCACCACGCCGTGCGAGCGGTCGCCGTCGAGGAAAGCGCCGATCGCCTCAGCGGTGCCCGGATTCGGATGCGACGTGAAGCCATAGGGCTCGAAGTGCTCCATGCGGTCCTTGCTCTCGCCGTCCAACAGGCCGAGCTGCAGCGTCTGCATCTTCGTGCTGGGGTCGACTGCAGTGAGCTTGCCGCGGGCCAACATGTTCGCGACTTTCATCGCGAGCGGGCGGATGGCTTCACCAAGGCCGCTCATGGTGCCTCCAACGACAGGCCTGCGTTGCCTTTGGCGTAGCGGTCCTTGACGATCTTCACGTTCTTGCTCCCCTTGGCTTTTTGCTTCTTTTGCGCGGCGGACACGTAGCCGTCGAGCGGGCCGACCTTCAGCTCGGCACGCTGTCCCTGTTCGTCCAGCAAGTACCTCACCTCGGCGATCAGCATGGTGGTGTCGAAGCCAACGATCGGATCGATCACGCGAACCTCCTGGTTCGACACCCAGAGCGAGCCGTCGTCCTGCCGCCAGCCGTCGACGGTATAGGTCGTCTCCAGCGCCTTCGCAGCGCGGTGAGCACGCTCGTACTTCACGCGGTCCTCGCACGAGCCCTCGTCGGCCTGGCCCGATTGCTTGATCACCAAGACGCGGCGACGCGTCACGCGGCTGTCGGTCGCGCTGGCACTGCTGCCGACCGACGAGCTCACGGCGCTTTCAACGTCTTCGCCTTCCTCGCTCTCTTCGGTTTGCTGGCTGGTGATTGACTTCTGACCTTTGCAGATGTACTCGCTGTACACCTTCTTGTAGTCGAGCGGCGCATCGCCACCACGGATGTTGCGACCCAGCTCGAGCGACGTCGAGGCCTTGCCGCCGCTGCCGGCGACCACGAACACCAGCTCGCCCATGGCGTTGTCCGTCGCCAGACAGTGCCGCATGCGAAGCATCCGATCAATGCTCTCGAAGATGGTCTCGCCCTGCTGGATCTGGTGCGCCAGCGCGCCGCCGGTGTCGACCTCGGCTACGACCTTCACGCCGTAGGGCGCCGCCATGTCGGCCGCAATCTGCTCGAGCGAGGCGCCACGCCACTGCCCGCCGCCACCGCCCTGCGCGTTGGCCGCAACAGCGCGCGCCTTGGGTGCCGGCGCACCGCCCGTGCCGTCGATGGCCACGATGCCCAGCGCTCCCCAACCCTTCGACTTGGGAGCACCGCCGCCTCCGCCGCCACCGCCCTTGCTGCCCTGTGTCGGACAGCAGTCGACCAGGTCGGCAGTCTTGCTGCGGCCGCGGATGCCAACGCTGAGGGACGCCCCGTCGTACCGGATTGGCGTGCCATCGATGTAGCCGGTGGCGACGCGATCCTTCCCGATGTACACCTCGCACGCATCGCCAGGCTTTACCCGCCGCGGCACGTCGGTGGCGCCTGGCCAGCGATCGGTCACGCTGAGGTCGAAGCTGCGGGCCTGCCGCTCGATACCGGCTTCGATCCGCACATCCTTCCAGCCACCGAACTCCACGCCATTGACCACCAGGCGGACGCGGTTGGCTTCGTCTGTCATCGGGATAGCACCTGGAGAGTCTGCATGGGCACGAAGCCCGGATGGATGATCTTGTTACGCGCGGCCAGCTCGATCGCACGCCCGGCGTCCTCGTACTGGTCGTAGGCCAGCACCAGCGCCGGCGACACCTCGGTCGGCACTAGGTCGAGAACGCGCGCGCTGTCGCTCGAGCGTGCAGTGAGGTCTGCCCACACTGCGCGGCGGGCTACCTGCAGCGCTTGGTAGCTGACGTCGTCGGCAAGCAGAGACTCAGCGTCCAGGGCGGCGCAGAGGGCGCCGCGCACTGCAAGAACGTCGGCCTGAACCGTGGTGTCGATCGCGCTGCTCATACCGACCGCCTGGGCCAGCAGTGCGCGCCGCACGAGCGCGTTGCAGGCGGCGGCATTGACCACCTGCTGCGTTCGGTTGGCCGTCGCCCCAGGCGTCGGCATTGGAGCATTGAGCACGCCTCCGGCGCCGCCGTTACCGGCGATGGTGACGATGCCGAGGATGATCGGCGTGAGCTGCGCGGCTGAGGTCGTTTGCGCCGCCGTTGCTGCGGCGATCGCGTAGGTCGGTCCCGCCGCAGCAGACCCGCGCGCCAGGCCGGCAACCACGCTGGACAGGTCAAAGACGTCCATCACCGCCTGGGCCAGTGCCAGCGGCGTCGCCAGCAGCGAGGACGCCGACACGCCCAGCAAGCCGGCGATGCCACCAGCCACGCCGCTGAGAATGCCGCCGGTGAGGCTCGAGAGGCCGCCCTGGGCGATCGATCTGAGCCCGCTGGCCCAGCCGGCCAGCGAGCTGAAGCTGCTGCCCAATGAGCCGGCCAGGCCGAAGGCGCTCGCGAAGCTGGTGCCGGCCGCATCACTCACGAACGACGGCAATCCGTCGACGCTGAACACGTCGGTGAAACTCTCGCTTGCGGCGGTGCAAAGCCCATCGGCTGCGGACTGCGACAGCGCCGCGGTGCTGTCGGCCGCCGCCGGGAACTCCAACTCGCCAGGCTCGACAAAGCTGAAGCTGACAATCGCGTGGCCGGCGGCTGCGTCGAAGCGCACACGCATCAGGTCTTTGAGGCTGACCTCCATCGACCCGAGCCAGGGATGCACCAGGGTGCCGGCGCCCTCCTCTTCCGCCGCAGCAATCAGCGCTTGGGCGTCGGAGATGTAGTCCGGCCCGACGACAAAGGCCTCAATGGTGAACCCACGCGTCGCACGCCCGAGATCCTCCGCCCAAGGCTTGTCGCGCTGCGGGTATTCGTGCACCTGCACGCGGCGGCCCACCTCGACGCCCGCGCCGTCGACAAAGAACGGCACGCCGCGAAAGCTCGCAGGCTGCAGGTCGAGGTTCAGAAAGTCCGCCATTGTCAAAAGCCCATGTCGTTACCGAGAGTGCGATAGCCCACGTTCGTGCTGATGGGCACGCGCGGGTTGCTTGCCTGCGCCGGCGCGACGGTCATGCCGGGCGGCGCGTTCTTGAAGTCGATCGAAACGCTGCCTCCGACCTGCGTGGCCGGCGCGGTGAGGGGCATCGCGCTGGCCAGGCTGGCGCCAGGACCGTCCAGCCGCGGCCCGAACGCCTGGTTCGAGGCGCCGGCACCGAACTGCGCCTGTGCAGCGCTGCCCAGCGCGTTGGTGACCTTGCCGGCGGCATTGACCACCGAGCTGACGATGCCGCCCACGTAGTCCCACACGCCCCTGAAGAACGCGACGACGGGCTCCCATACGGCCTTAACCATGTCGAGCACGCCCCAGGACTGCAGCACGCCGCCGATTAGCGCAACGCCCGCCTGTACCAGCGCCGTGAGGTTCTGCCAAAAGAGGCCCGCCCAGGCAGTGATCGCGCCCCAGTTGTTCACGATGATGCCCAGCGGCGACCACGAAAACAGAAACCGCAGCGCGTTCCAGGCGATCTCGGCGGTCGCCTTGATGCGTTCCCAGATCTGGCCAAGGAACGGGCCGACCGCGTCCCAGTTGCGGTAGATCAGGTAGGCGGCACCAGCGAGCAACGCTGCGACCAGCAGGAAGGGCCATGCAGCCAATGTCAGGGTGCCCAACGTGCCGATGAGCGGCAGCAGCGCGATGCCCAGGCGCCCGACCGCGCCGCCGATGCCGAGGATCGCCATGATGGTCTGTGCGTTCATGATCACGGCCAGGCCGATCAGCACATTGCGCAAACCTCCACACATCTCGACGAAGCGACCGATGCCGTCGAACGCCTTGCCGACGCCGGCAACGAAGGCACCCCAATCCACGGACTTGACCGCGGCGACCAGCTGCTGGACCACCTTTTTGACTTCGCTGCCGATCAGCTTCTTGTTGACGGCCGCCCATTGGATGAAGTCCTCGAGCATCGGGCTGAGGACAGGCACCAACTCCTTGGCGATCGTCATCTGGAAGCCCTTGGTGACGAAGCTCAAATCTTTGAGCTGGTCGCCGAACTCCTTAGCGCCTTTGAGGTCGTCGTCCCCGATGACGCCCTTGAGCTTGTCGAAGCGCGCCAGGCTCCTCGCCATGCCCTCGCTGCCTTCGTTGAGCATGGGCGCCATTTCCGCCCACGACTTGCCGAACAGCGCGGTTCCGATCGCGGCCTGCTTGACCGGGTCCTTGTTCTTGACGAAAGCCTCGGAGAGCTGAGGCAGCAGGTCAGACGCGGTGCGAATCTGGCCGTTCGCGTTTCTCAGAGGGATGTGCAGAACTTTGAGTAGCTGCACCAGGTCATCGTTCTTGCCCTTGCCGGCATTGCCTAGATTTTTGTTCAGCTTGCCCATGGAGCCCTGCATGGACTCGATCGATACGCCGGCCTGGTCAAAGACGTACTTCATCTTCTGGTACTCGGCATTGCTCATGCCGGCCTTGACCGCACCCTTCATTACCTCTTCGCCAAGGTCGGCAAAGTCGACGACGGCTTTCTTGATGGCAGCCACGCCAAAGCCCGCGGCGATCGTCGAGAGGATGCCCAGCGGCACGCCGAACTTCGCAGTCAGCGCGTTGACCGAGCCACCGAGGTCGCCCAAGTATTTGCGCGTCGACTTGGCGACGCCCTGCACGCCTTTAAGCACGGGCGACAGATTGTCGACCGCGCTGAGAATGGCTTTGAGCGAAAAGTTGTCTGCCATGGTGATCTCGGTTATGCGTTCGGGTCGCGCTGCTGTTGCACGATGCGCTCGGCCTGGCGCTCGTACAGGTCGAAGCGGTCTAGGTCGAGGCGTTCAATGGCGGCCGGGTCGACCCGCCAGAAGTGAGCGAGGTCGAAGACCCGGTCGGTCAGCT